ATATTAAATATTTTAGAAATAACCCCGCTTATCTGAGTGCCTTTATTTTAAAAAGACACCGTATTTAATGCTAAATCATTTACAAAAATATACATATCAATTGTTATGTTTCCCGCCGTTGCATCCGCTAGTACAGTACCATCTAATACCCTAATATTATAGTTTGATGTAATAGTTTTAATAGGCGTTGATTGCCCTGTGATAGTTGGAGTAATCGCACCGTTATTATATGTAAAGTTGCTTGTATTTTCAGGAACAGAAACATTGTCACCTATAATTGTAACATTGCTACAACTGGCAGGAATAAAGTTATTGTTACCCATTACCATACAGTTAGTGCCTAAATTAATAGAGCTGCCTAATGTTAAAGAACCAGCATTGTTTTGATGTCTTTCAAATGCTCCAGTAGGAATGCCTGGATTATCGCTAAATAAAGTATTGCTAGGTGTAAATGGCTCTAAATCTAAAATCTTTATTAACTCACATTTTACACTTCTATTTTCAAGTGGGTTATAGTCAATAATGGCATTTACTAAATAATAAGCCCCATCAATAAAGTATTTGTTTCTAAAAGAAAATGAATAAATATCTTTAGGAGTTAAATACAAGTAGGCTATAATTACCTTGCTATCTCTATTAGTGATATTATTTAATAAAGGCTTATGAAATCTATTATAAATATTATTAGTAGTAAATGATGAACCGATAAAAGAATAATAAACCTCTAATGGTGTTCCAAAATTCAAATCCATTGTAGGTGTTTGTGGATCATCAACGTGTCCAACGTATGGATAATCTACACTAACTAAATCAGAAGCGCCTTGTTTTTTAAACGTCCATGCACTATTAGCTTGTTTAATTCCTCCATAATACAATAGTCGAATATTTGGAGTAAATGGAGTAATTGATAATATAGGGTCTTCTTTGTAAATCTTTGGTATTGCTATCCCTAATGAGTAGTTAGCAACGTTTGGAGTAGGTGAGAATATTAACTCATTTTTCTTTTCGGCCTTAATAAAGTCGTTATCAATATCTATAACCTCAGTCCCAAATGTTTCTAAATAAGCCTCTTCATATTTTGTATTGTAAAAGTCTGCATCTTTTTTATAGGTAAACTTATACTGTTTGCCATCAACTAAACTAATAGGGTTAGTGATAATATCTTTTGATTTATCTATCTTATTTTCCCAATTAACCACATCTCCATTAAAGTAATCTAAATAACTTTCAATAGTTAATAGCTTTGGATTATTTTTATCTGGCTCAATATAAAGATTAAACGCTTGTAATACCGACTTAACAAAATCAACTTGCTTAATGTTTTTAGGCAAAGCGTTATTACAAATCATCTCATTACCTTCAAGTATTTTTTTATCAGTAACAAGCATATAAAAAGAGCTTTCAGTTGAGCCACTTAATACTGTCATAGTCCAAGTAGGTGTACCAACTAAAGCAGGAACGTTATTTGTAGAGCCTTGAGTAAATTTATACAACACTCTTAATTTATCGCCAGCACTTAAAAATATAGAACCTGTTGCAACTGCAAACGTTTGGAAGTAATCAGTTGAAACGGATAAAGGCGTGTAATTTTGATTCGTGTCACCTGGATTATTTACCAATGTAAACCATGTAGTCCCTCCATCGCTTGACTTTTGAATGCTTACTGAAAATCTTTGTCCTACTGTACTACAAGCCGTAACTAATCCATTACTATTTGTAACATTTATTTTAGTTTTTATTTGAGTAGCTACATTGTAATTACCGTTTTCATTAATAGTTGCAACTGCCGAGGTGTATTGATTGCCAACGTCAAAAAATGGCGCACTTTCATTATTGAAATTTGGCGTTGTGTCAACGCCGCTAACAGCGGTTAAGTTAGTGTTTAATCCAACATAAAATTGTGAGTTATCTAATTGAGCTTGACTTAATGATATAATACTTAAGTTAGGCTCTACAACTATACTCTTAACCTCTGCGCTATCCAAGAAAGTACTATTCCATGTATATCCTTTAGCTTCAAAAATCTTATACAAATATTCTCTTAAATAGAATTGTGGTAAAAAATCAGAAACGCTAAATACTGATTCGCTTGATGTAAACCCTCTTTGAATAAATCCATACAAATACCCTTCGCCATTTGATAATGTTGTAGGAGTTCCAGAAACATCACAAATATTACTCCAACTATCTACTATTTTATCTCTTGTATAATCGTGATCATACTCACTAAAATCTAAGTCAGTAAGGTAATCGTTTGCAATATCTAAGAATAACGAACCGCCTTGCCCTATAATGTTACAGTTATAAATGATATTAAAATCTTTATCCTTAGTAACATTAACTAATTGCAAGTCACCTTGAAATACAACTATGTTATTTACAACGTACTTACATGGTGTTTTTTTATTTACATTGAAGTTATTGGTAACTACATTATAACTAAAGATATTTTCAAATAGTTTATTTGTTTCGTTACTCCCAAATAATTGAATAGTTTTGGTATATGAGGCATTACGCTTGTCTGGCTCTCTTATGTCCGCTTGCACGAAATTTAAAGACACAGGCAATTCGTTTACCATTGGGTAACTTATTCCATCTATTTCTAACCTTGCGTCAATCATTATAAACCTCTTTGTCTAGTTTCAATTATTCCTAAATCAATTGTAATAGTGTAGTTAAATAAAGGCTCGTTAATTAAATACTTAGTTTCATAGCTACTATCTTTAATAGTACATGAATAGTAATTTCCATTAATAAAAACCCATCTTTGTGGGCTACTCCAAAGTTCTTTTAATGCTAATGACTGAGCCTCTGTAATCCAATCGGTATTTAATGTTATTGTATTTTCTTCTGATGTGCTTACTATGTGCGATTCTCTTTGGTACGTTTTAGAGCCGTATAAATTAGTAGTTGTATTTAAAGTGTCTTTATTTAAAATCACTTTATTTGTAACTAAGTTCCCGTTACTTCTTGATAGCTTTTCGAAATGAAAAAATAATACATTCCCATTTCTATCTAAGTAATACATAATGTAATCCTGATAGTTTGTGCAAATGTCAGTTAATGTAGCTACAAATCTATTGATACGTGTCGCTCCACTATCAAAGAAATCAACTCTAATCTCATCCCCTGCAATAGCTCCAGTTAAATACTTACTATTTAATCTCATTACATAAGTATCATAATCGTATGTTTTAGTTGGTAACGTACCAATACTATAACCCCCAATTACTGAGCCTCCACGTCTATGCTCTACAATTATATTATCTAACATTGTAGGCTGCATATTAATAAAATGCAAAAATATATCCTGATCTAAAACTACTCTATTGTCTGGTAATATTGTGGTGTTATCTTTAGATAAAAAAGCCTTTGTGTTGTATCTAAAGAAATAATCTTGTTCATCGTATGACAGGAAATCTAACTCACTTAAACAAGCATCAAATACATAATAAGTTGTAGTATCTGTTGATTGTACTGCCCCTGTATAATACTCTTTAATTTTAAATACAACTTGAGCCGTTTTGCCCTTTGCTATCTCAATAAATGGAGTTGTGTTATCTGGATTAAAATAATGAGTAATATAATTTTTCGCCCACTCTTGAGCATCGAATACTAAATAATTATCGGGACGTGGTAATATACTTTCTGTATAAGTATTAGCCGTGTCACCATTTACAACTATTTCAACTATATATTTAAAATCAGACACGCCAGTCTGATCAGATAAAGCAACAAATATTTGCTTATTGTAGGCTGGCGTTAATACCTTTGGTTCTTGATGTACTGTTAATGCCATTATACTATTGATTGTCTAACTTCGATTATAATATCTGTTTTAATAATATCAGTTAGTTTTGTTTTTAATTCCTCAATCCTACCATCTTTAATAACCTCATCAAAAAAGTGAGTAGGCTCTATTCGTTTATTCTTTAATGCTCTTGACACTAAAAATCCAGCAGCTTTTTTCGCTCTTTCAAAAGGCATCTTTTTTAAATTACCTTTTCTTTTTTGTCGTTCCTTTCTTGCTGCTAAATCCTTAATTCTAATCTTTTCGGCTAATCCACTAACTCCACTCCATTCTGCTATTTTCTTTTGTCCATCTTTACTTACTCCACTTGGTTTTCTGCCATCATTAACTACTTCCCAATAATCATTCATTGTTAGTGTCATTTTAATAGCACCGTTTGAATAACTAACACTATCTTTAATACTAGCCTCAAGTCTGCTAGTTCTTTGCCTTCCATTATGTTTACTAGCTCTTTCAGCTAACTTTTTATGTAAAGAACTGCGAGTATCATTATTCAACTCGACGCCAAACTCACCTAATACCTTTGCTATTTTATCTGTTATGTTTGGCATTTAATGCTATTTCAAATTTTCCTTTATCTTTTAAATACGCTAACTTATTATGAAATCTTATTGTACTCCAACCCCAAATGTCATCTTCTGTTAAGTTGGTACTAATTACAGCTAATTCAACTGAGTACTCCCAACTCCATTGGCTAAAAAATCCTGAAACTCCACGTCCTCTGTAATCACTTTCATGTGTGCTTGTATCAACTCGCTGGTCTGATTCAAATAACTTTGCATAATCTCTTTTGAACTGTTCAAACATTTTGAATAAAAAAAAACAGCCCCAAGTGAATCAGATAATTTAGATTGTTTAAATATCTCTATATTTTCAAAGTGATTATCTTGAATGTACTTGAACTCTTTACCCACTTTCTCTTTATGAATTAACGCTAATATCTCTGGCAAACACTTAACGAAGTCATTGCCACAATTGGATAAAATAGTATTAAAGTCTTTGTGTTGAGCTGTTGTAATCTCTGAAATATCAGTAATAGCCATGAACTCTTTGCCACCTATTTTGATTAATCCCTTTAAAGGCATTGAGTGTATAGGCTCAGTTAAATAAGAAGCTTGGGCTAAAACGCTAAATATATACTTTGGTGTTTCAGTTTCTAAATCTTCAATAGTGCGTCCAGATAAAATAGATAGCCGTTCAATAGCCATGTCTATCAACTCTAAATCTTTATCCTTTAAAGTTTCTAATTGCTGAAATTGACTAACTGTTAAGTCTTCGTATTTATTTGGAGTGTTCATCAATAGTATATATACTTTTTAAGTACATTTTACAATTATGATACTATCCAAGTAGATTTTTTAATACGATTAAGAGCTACATATCTAATACCATCTATTGCATGGTCGTTGCCTGGAAGTGGTATCTTACCTCCATTCTCTTCATCCCATCTATAAGTTCTTAACTCATTCTTTAAATTAGTACTGTTTTTGGTTACGTTAATGGTATGCCTTAGCAAGGTATCAATACCATTTCTAATACTATCCTGACCTTTTTTAGCTGCTTCAATACGATATCCAGCTCTTCGTATATCTTCAATTGATTTAGGCTCTGCACTATCAGCTACAATCATTTGATGTTTAGGTATCTTTAACCGTTCGAGTTCTTTAACAATATCACTATTAGTTAGCCTTGTTTTGTAAATAAGTTCATTTAGATACAACTCACCATTATAACGATAAACCTCAGTTAAAGTAGTTGGGTCTGCCGTAAACCCAAAATCCATTCCGTAAGCGATGAACTCAGCATCTTTTGGTATCTCATCTACTTCATTCCAATTCTCAAATATAACGCCTTGTAAGTTACCAATATTACCTAAACCGTAAACTTGCCATAAGTTAGCCCAATACTTATTCTTTATTGAACCATCACTATTATAACCCTGATTATAATAGTTTAGAATCTCATCACGCTCACCCTCTTTTAACATCTCATTATCTCTAAATGTTAATTGAATGAAGTCGCAGTCTGGTCTAGTAAGTATATCAGTATCGACATAGAACTCAGCATCGGGGTTATAATCTAAATAGATTTTATCTGAACGTGAAGCCATTTGCCTAAACGTTTCCTGATTAACTTTATTAACCTCATTAAAGTAAACAACGTGTGAACGCAAACCTTTACC